CAGGCATTAAGACAAGCGAGAGCGAGCTAACGGTTACCTTTCCTCACAATGGGGCAAGAATTAGACTGTACGGCGCGGAGAATTACGACAGGCTGCGGGGCTTATATCTCGATGGTGTTGTTATTGATGAGGCGGGAGATATTGATCCGCGCGCAATCTCCGAGGTTATCAGACCAGCGCTTTCAGATAGGTCGGGCTGGGGAACGTTTATTGGTACGCCTAAAGGCAGGAATGCCTTTCACCGCATTCACTTGAATGCTCAGAAAGAGGGCAGCGGCTGGTTTAGCTCGGTTCTAAAGGCATCACAGACGGAACTTATCGATAAAGGTGAGCTGGCCGACGCCCGGCGCATGATGACGCCAGAAGCATATGAGCAAGAATATGAGTGTTCGTTTTCTGCTGCTATCAAGGGCGCTTACTACGGTCGTGATGTTACTGAGGCTGAGGATGACAAGCGCGTGTGCCGTGTTCCAATGGACAAGGCCGCCGATGTTTATTGCTCATGGGACTTGGGCATAAGTGACAACATGTCATTGTGGGTGTTTCAGATCGTTGGTCGTGAATGGCATTTCCTGCGCTACTATGAAAATAGCGGGTTTGGCCTAGACCACTATGTCGATTGGCTCAAGGGTTTGCCCTTCAAGGTTCATGAGAGTCTATTGCCGCATGATGCGCGGGTAAGAGAGTTGCAAACGGGTAAGAGCCGGATTGAGTTTCTGGAAGGGCGTGGGCTTCAGTGCCGGATTGTTCCAAATCATGGGATTGATGAGGGCATTGCGGCTGTTCGCCAGCGCTTTAATCGGTTCTGGTTTGATCGTGAAGGATGCGAGCTCGGCTTAGATAGATTGCGGATGTATCGCAGTGAATTTGACGAAAAGCACAATGTGTTAAAATCTAGGCCTGTTCACGATAGGGCAAGTCATGGCGCGGATTCATTCCGTTATGCAATTATGGGCGCGGATGAAAATCCAAACACAGTTGAGATAATTCAACCCGCTCAAGAATGGGTAATATAATGGCTACAAAAATGACTGATAGGGAGATTAAATCTCTTGTTTCCCGCGAAATATCAGCAGCACAAATCTATGACAGTACAGAACTGCGTGAAAAGCGTGAGCGCGCGCTGAATTACTACAATGGCGAAATGCCTGATACACCGCATAACAAGCATCGCTCCAAGATGACCTCACGCGATGTGTCGGACGTTATCGGCTGGATTCTCCCAAGCCTCATGCGGGTTTTCACATCTGGTGAGAGCCTAGGCCGGTTTGACCCTGTTAATGAAGGTGATGAAGCTGGCGCGCAGCAAGCGACGGAATACATCAATTACAAGCTATGGAAAGATCATGATGGCTACCGGATTATCTGGGACGCCTGTCATGACGCTCTATTGCTCCAGAACGGCATTCTCAAGCATTGGTGGGATGACAGCAAGGAATGCGAGTATTCAACGCATACAGGGCTGTTTGAGGATCAAGTAACGCTCTTAATGTCCGAAGAGGGCGTTGAGGTTAAGGCGGCAACACAGAATGATGACGGAACCTATGATTTAAAGATTGAGCGCACGCAAACGACAGGTAGGCTTCGGCTTGATGTTGTGGCACCGGAAAACTTTCTCATCGATGATGCTTCGGAGTATGTGAGCGAAGAGGAAACCCGGTTTTGTGCAGAGCGCCGGGAAATCACGCGTTCAGAGCTTGTTAAGATGGGCTTTGACCGTGATAAGGTTGATAAAATCCCAACGTTCAGCACTGACACGACCAATGCTCAAATCGATGATGCGCGTAAGGATGACTTCAACGAGGAGTTAAACGACACCTCGGATCGTTCCATGCAAATCGTTGAGGTGTTTGAATGCTACATCTTGGCGGACGTTGATAATGATGGCATTGCAGAGCGCATAAGGTGCTATGTTGGCGGCGGCGGTGAGAACGGCACGCTGATTGACTGGGATGTTTGGGACGATGACCTGCCATTTACGGATTTGGTCGCATCTCGTGTGCCTCATCGCTGGGAAGGCCGGTCTATCGCTGATGAAACAATGGACATTCAGCAGGTCAAGACGGTTTTAACCAGGCAGTCGCTTGATAATATCTATGCTCATAACAACCCACAGCGGGAAGTTGAACAGGGATCGATCGTTAATCCGGATCAACTGACTAGTCCTCAATTCAACGGTGTTATTCAAACGAAAAAAGGCTCAAAGCCAATTATCAATCATGTGATTCCATTCACGGCTGATAAATCACTGGGTGCTTTGGCATACTTCGACAGCGTTGTAGAGCGCCGTACAGGCGTTTCCAAGTCAACTATGGCCCTTGATCCATCGGCACTGCAAAACCAGACTGCAACGGCTGTTAATGCGCAGCGTGATAGCTCCTATTCAAAGGTTGAGCTGATTGCGCGCAATATGGCGGAAATGGGCTGGAAGCGGTTCTTTAAAATGATGCTCCGCCTTTATGTAAAGCATCAAGACAAGCCGGACATTGTTAGGCTGCGCGATGAATGGGTGCCAATTGATCCAAGGCATTGGAATGCTAACATGGACGTGACCATTGATATTGGTCTGGGTACAGGCTCACGGGATCGTGATGTTGCAACGCTTGGCGATGTGCTGGCAAAGCAAATCATGGTAACCGATCGGCTCACTGAAAATGGGTTTTCCGAACAAGCTCTTGATATGCTACCAAAGATACAGCGCACGCTTGTTAAGCAGGCTGAAAGCGCGGGTCTGAAAAATCCTGAGGAATACTTCCCTGAGGTTAGCGATGAAATGCTGATTGGAATGAAAAAGCAGGCGGCGGAGCAAAAGAGTTCTAATCCTGATGCTGATAAGGTCAAGGCTGAAATGGCCATGCAGCAGCAGAAAATGCAAGCTGAAATGGCTATGCAGAAGCAAAAGATGGAGATGGACTTCAAGCTGAAAGAAGCGCAATTTGCCGCTGAGATTAAGCTGAAGGAACAGCAGATGATTGCTGAATTCCGGTTAAAAGAACAACAGCAGGATATGGGTCAGAAGACAGGCGCGGGCTTGCAGGCAGTAAGGTTCGGTGGCAACGTTGGATAAGCAAGACAGAATTGAGCGCGGTCACGCAGCTAAAAGCCTGCTAAGCAACGAGTTGTTTGAAAGCGTCATGGCTGAATATCGCCAAGCGAAGTTAAACGAGCTGGTTAGAGCTGATCCAACCAAGATCGAAGACATTATTCTATTGCAGGCTACGGTTTCTGTGATAGACGGTTTATTGTCTGAATTAGAGGCTTTCATAATTGATGCCGATGATTTGAACAATTCAGAGCGGAACTCATATTGAGTTAACCGCATTAATCTGCCCGCTGTGAAGCGCGCACGGCCCTTAGAAGGACACTTAAAATGGATAACTCCGACAACCCGAAAGGGATCGAGAGCAATTCGAACGACATTACCGAATCCGACATTGAAGAGTTGGGTGCGTTGTTTTTGAATGAGGATAGCCCAGCGGATAACGCCAAGGGTGACACTGATCAAGATAATGTCGAGGATGACCTAGAAGACAATACCGATACGGACGAAGATCAAGAAGACGATGACGAGACTGACATTGAGCAAGATGAGGATACCGACGAAGAAGTCGATCTGAATTTTGCAACAGATGACACGATTGTTAAGTTGGATGATGGCACACAAGTGACCGTCAAGGATTTGCGTTTAGGTAATCTTCGGGATGCTGACTATCGACGTAAGACAATGGACCTTTCAGAAGAACGAAAGGCATTTGGCGAGCGTGAAACTCAGCTACAAGCGATTGAGCAACGAACGGCTCAAGAGCGTCAATGGATGGAACAAGCACTCCAGGCTTCAATGCCAGAGCGTCCTGATCCAGCCATGATGGATACTGACCCCATTGGTTATATGCAAGCAAAAGAACGCTATGACCAATTTGCGGGGCAATTCCAGCACCTACAGCAGCAACAAAACGCGGCTATGGTTGAGGCTCAACAAAAGCAAAAGAATGAGCATGACAGCTATCTACGCCATGAAATGGAAGCCTTAGTTGAGGCCAACCCAGAATTCAGGGACCAGAGCAAACTAAAAGAGTTCTGGAATGAAGCGTCAGACACATTCGCAAGCAATTACGGATTTTCACAGCAGGATTTGCAGGGAATCACTGACCATCGGCTAGTCAAGGTTATTCGCAATGCGATGGCCTATGACAAGCTTAAGGCGGCAGCTCCTAAGACAAAGAAAGCTATTGCCGGTAAGCCGCAAGTGCTGAAGAGCGCCCCGCGTAAAGGCAATAAATCCGCAAGAGCTAAAGCCGTTCATGACCGTATCTCTCAAGCGCAAAAATCCGGGAATACAAAAGGTATTTCCGATATCCTTGGACACTTGATTATAGGTGAATAAAAATGGCACAAGCCACAGGCACGTACGATTCGTACGACGTAACCGGAAACCGAGAAGATTTGATTGACAAAATCTTTGATGTTTCTCCCATTGATTGCCCCGTTACAATGGCAATTGGCAAATCCAAAGCCAAAAACAAAAAGCATGAATGGCAGACCGATATTCTGGCCGCCGCTGATGCTGATAACGCTCAGATTGAGGGTAATGAATACAATTACACCGATCCTGATGCGACAACCCGCATAAGCAACTACACGCAGATTTTCCGTAAAACCATCAAGGTATCTGGCACGCAAGAATCTATTGATTCCGCTGGCCGGGCCTCTGAAATTGGTTATCAGGCTCAGAAAAAAGCCAAGGAAATCAAACGTGACCGAGAAGCTGCTATTACATCCAACAACGCATCTGTTGCTGGCGATTCAAGCACAGCCCGCAAGTTGGGTGGTCTGCGTGCATGGCTCGATACCAACACCTCTCTTGGTGGCGGTGGCGCTGATGG